ATCAGTATGGGCAGGAAGCTATATTGACTGGAATGCAGGAACATCACAGTTTGATTTAGATCTTGCTGGACTAGTTGCAGAACTTCCAAACCAAGGAATTGCAACACAAAATTATGTAGATAACTTAATTGTTGATGGATCTGCATCAACTACAAAAACATATTCATCATTTACAATTGAGGCAAAGCTTGCAGATTATACAACAACAGCAAACCTTGATACCACAGTTGGTGGATATGGATATCTTAAATCTGGAGATCAGTATATTCAGTCTGTTGGATCAAATCTTTCAGTTGTAGGTACAGAACTTAATGTAGATCTTACTTCAAAGCAAGATGTACTAACAGAAGGTACATATATCACACTTTCAGGATCAACAATTGATGTTGATACATCACTTATTGCAACTCGCTCATATGTTGATAATGCAATTTCTGGTCTTGACTGGAAGCAATCAGTAAATCTTCTTGCAGCGTCAGATGTTAATCTTTCTGCAGGAAGCTCTGCATTCCCAATTGATGGACACTCAGCACCATCATCAAATTATAGAGTTCTCTTAACAGCACAAAATAATGATAGCGAAAACGGTATTTGGGACTACGAATACACAACAGGAACATTTACTCGTGCATCTGATTCAGATGTTTATACAGAGCTTGTCGGTGCAGCAGTATATGTTATGGAAGGAACCACATACGGTGGATCTTCCTGGGTACAGTCAAACCACTACTTAACTGATTTTACAAATCAGGATTGGACACAGTTCTCTGGTGCAGGTACTGTAACAGCAGGAACAGGTATTACTGTAAATGGTCTTGAAGTTTCAATTGACCGCACAACTGTTGATACTTGGTATGATGCAGCAGGTGCAGCAAGTACAGCACAGACAAATGCTCAAACAGCAGCTTCAAGTTATGTTTTAACTCACTCAAATCTTACAACTGGAGTACATGGAATAACTGGTGATGTTGTTGGTACAACTGATGCTCAAACTCTTACAAATAAGACAATGAACAACTTTTATGTTGGAAACACTGGTTATATTGCAGATATAGCAAATAATTTCTATGTAATGGCAAATGAAGGATATGATCTCACAGTTACTGGATCAAACTTAATACTCAGTTATGCTGGCATCGGTGGCGGAGTATATCTTGGTTCTGCTCTTGCAGGTAATGAAGTTGCAAGTCAAGGATATGTAACAACAGCTCTCGGAGATTATACAACAACAGCAAACCTTGATACCACAGTTGGTGGATACGGATACCTAAAGGCTGCAGATCTTTCATCTTATGCAACACAAAGTTGGGTAACCTCACAAGGTTATGCTACAGAAACATACGTAACTAGCGCAGTAAATGCACTTGTAGATGGAGCCCCAGGCTTCCTTGATACATTGAATGAACTTGCTGCTGCTATTAACGATGACAGTAGCTATGCTGTAACTGTTACAAATGCCCTTGCTGGAAAGCAGAATAGTCTTACATCTGGTAATGGTATTGACCTAAGCATGGATACTGTTTCTGTACTTCTTGACCTTAATGGTGGATTGTACTTTAATGGTAACTATCTTGCAGTTGATACAATGACAATTGCAACAAAGGCTGATCTTGCCAACTACACAACTACAAGCAACCTTAATACAGCAATTTCAGGTCTTGGATATATTACATCATCTACACTATCATCATACAACTATGCAACACAGTCATATGTTAGTAGTGCATTAACAAGCTATACAACTACAGCAAATCTTGACTCAGTAATTGATGGCTATGGATATATTAAAGAAACTGATGGATATGCAACTGAGAGCTATGTAAATAGCCAGGGATTCATAACATCATCTGCGCTGACTTCATATGCTACAACCTCATATGTTAATACTCAACTTGGTGACTATGTTCCAACTAATAATCTTGATTATCTAGTAGGAACACACGGATACATTAAGTCTGACGCATTACAAGGTTATGCAACTGAAAGCTATGTAAATACTCAAGGGTTTATTACAAACTCAGCACTTACTGGCTATGCAACTCAGAGCTATGTAAATACAGCAGTCAGTAATCTTGTTGATGGTGCTCCAGGACTCCTTGACACCCTCAATGAACTTGCTGCAGCAATTAATGATGATAGCAACTACGCAAGCACAGTTACAACAGCACTTGCTGGAAAGCAGGCAACATTAACAGCTAGTACTGGTATTACAATTGATGGATCAAATAATATCTCTGTAAATTACGGAACTGGTCTTACAGCTAACGGAATGTATATTGATGTTGATACAACCACAATTGCAACCAAGACTGATCTTGCTAACTATACAACAACTGCAAACCTTAATACAGCAATTGCAGCGTATGGATATGTTAAGACTGCTGATTTGCCTATCTCATCTGCAGATGCTACAAACTTTGTTGTTACAAATGGAGAGCTTGCCCTTGCAGAAGATATCACTATCGGATCTGTATCTCTCTCATCAGGTGCAACTGGTGTTATAGCTTCATCCGATGTGTTTGGTAACACAAGCACAGGAACATTCTCAATGGGACAAAACCAGACAGTTGGAACACTCCCAACAGGAATTGAAGTCGCAGATGTGTTCGTCACACTCAAGGATGGTTCTGGAAATTCAAGAACATCTAAGCTCACAGCAGTATTTACTGGAAATGAAGCTCCAACATGGACAGAGTATGGAATTATCACCTCTGGTTGGTCAGCTACAACTACAGTAGGGTTTGATTCAGCTAAGAACATTGTTGTTAATGTCTCTGGTGGATCAACATACTCTGCAAAGGGTGTATTTACTACAGTAAAGTAATCTAGTGGAGGTGGGGGTATTGAAATATATACCCCCACTTTTCCCATTTCTAAACATATAATAAACAACATAGTGTATAATGAGGTATTATGGCAAAGGTACAATTTCAGGTAGATGGGCTAGATGCCAACCTTACCTCAGTCTTTAATCAAGATGTGACATTTGACGGAAATATTGATGCAAATAGCATTTCTATTAGCGGTACAAATTTATCTAGTATTTACGCTACTCAAACCTATGTAAATAATGCGGTTAGTGGCGTTACCGTTGATCTATCTACCTCAGCAGGAACAGGACTTGATTGGAATTCTGGTACAAGCCAACTTGATGTTGATCTTACAGCCATTCAGGCTCGTGTAACAAATGTTACGGATACAGAAATTGGATATCTTGATGGAGTTACTTCATCTATTCAGACACAGATTAATGCAAAAGCTCCAACTGAATCCCCAACATTTACTGGAACAGTAACATTACCAACTGGAGCAATACTTAATACCCCAGCTTCTGTAACACTTACCAATGCCACAGGACTTCCACTTTCAACAGGTGTAACTGGGACATTGCCACTTACAAATGGGGGAACTGGAAAAACATCAGCAACAGCTGCAATGGCTAATCTTATGGGCTATACCTCTACTGTTACAGCAGCAGGCACAACAATTTTAGATAATACAAGTTCTTACTACCAGCACTTTACTGGATCAACTACACAGACAGTTAGACTTCCAGTAACTAGCACACTTCAAACTGGTTGGACATTCCACATAGTAAATAATTCTACTGGAAACGTAACTGTTCAATCTTCAGGATCAAATACAGTAATTGTTGTAATTCCTGGAACAACAGCGATGATTACTTGTATTGGAACCACACTTACAACGGCAGCAGATTGGGAAGCAGGACTAACCGATTTTTCAACATACACTGGTTCTGGTGCAAGTGTTATGGGAACAAGTCCAACAATAACTACACCAGTTATAGATTCAATAAATGCATCTTCAGTTTCGGCTGCAACTACTGCCTATTCAACACTCACAACTGGTTCATATACTTTAGCGTCCGCCTTAACTTCGGGATCAATTAATATAGGAAATGGAACAGCAATATCTAACGGTTCTATTAATATTGGCTCTGGAGCAACAATTGGAACAAAAACTATTAATATTGGAACATCAGGAACTGGTGGTTCTACTGTAGTAAATATTGGAAGCAATTCTGGATCTTCTTCATCTTTATCATTACTTGGAACAACTGGAATTACTGGCAATACAACAATAACTGGTAATTTAACAGTTACTGGAACTTCTCCTACCCCTGCATCTGTGGCGGGAGTTAGAGCAGCAACCCCTATTCAAGCAAAACAATCATATATAGGACCAAGCAATATAGTTCCTATATATACCTCGCCATCTGGTTTTGATACAGCAGTTGACTCTTTATCACTTACAAACATGAATATAAGCTCTTCTGCTGTTAGATTATACTTAACTAATAAAAATGTAGAAAATCAAAAATATGTATCTCTTGTCTCTAACTCAAATGCAACATATTTATCAACAGATGGAGTGACATGGGTTGCAAGAACAATTTCTTCTGGAGCTGCATGGACTTCGCTGACTTATGGAAATGGAACCTTTGTTGCTGTATCTGGAAACTCTACAACAGCTTCATATTCTACCGATGGAATCACATGGTTTTCAAGTACTTTGCCTTCATCAAGTTATTGGTCAGGAATTGCTTATGGAAATGGAGTTTTTGTTACGGTGCCAAATGGCACATCAACATCAGCATATTCTACTAACGGTATATCTTGGACTGCAAGAACTACATCTAGCACTATGCAGTCTCTTTGGTCAATAACTTTTGGTAATGGAATATTTGTTGCACCTCCATTTGGTGCCACAGGCGGAGGAGTCACTACAGACGGAATTACATGGCTTCCTGCAACATTTCCTTCTACAAGTAATAGCTATTACGCAGCAGCCTATGGAAATGGAACTTTTGTAGCTGTAGGTTTAAGTGGTAACGCTGCTTCATCAACTAATGGATTTACTTGGACTTCAAGAACTATGCCAACAAGTAATAACTATTATTCAGTAGCCTATGGCAATGGAACTTTTGTTGCTGTAATACCAGGATCTTCATCTTCTGCAACATCAACTGATGGAGTAACTTGGACTTCAAGAACTATTGTTTCTGCATCCCAGTGGTACTCAGTAACTTATGGAAATGGAATATTTCTTGCTGTAGCTCAAGGAACAACTGCTGCTTCATCAACAGACGGTATAACCTGGAACACAAGAACACTTCCTGGAAATGCAGCAACAGTTGCAGTTACTAGTGGAGGACTTAAAGATGATGAGATAATATATAGAAATTCATCTTTATCAGGAACAACGATGGCGTGGGCTGATGCAAATAAATATGATCCAATTTTTGTTCCAGCAGGGTATTCATTAATTGCTCAATCAACATTATCCCCAGTAAATATTCAGCTATCAGGAGAAAGATGGGCTAACACATAATGGCAACAGTAAATAAAGATCTATCAGTATTAAAACAGGCATTTGTTTCTCAGTTTGAATCATCTTTTTATTCTCTTGGACCAGCATATAGATCACCAACAAATAAAACATCTTACGTGAAAAAAATTATTATAACAAATAACACATCCTTTTCTGGATCCTTTGATATAGGTCTATATGAGAGTGCTTTTGTTCCTGGAGGAAATGTTTTTGTATCTCTTGGTTATGGAAGCACAAATGGTGCATCTTCTACAGATGGAATTAACTGGACAGCAAGATTTTTTGGAACATCAGCAAACTGGATATCTGCTGCATATGGAAATAATAAATATGTAGCAATTTCTAATGGCTCAACTTCTGCAGCATATTCAATTGATGGGATTACATGGTCAGTAGCAACTTTGCCTGCATCTCAACCATGGAAAACAGTTGCATATGGCAACGGTACATTCGTTGCAGTTGGATCAACATCTTCTACAACTTCTGCAGCATCGTCTTCAGATGGTATTTTTTGGACAACAAGAACTCTTCCAACATCAACAACATGGAATGCAATAGCTTATGGTGCAGGAAGATTTGTAGCAATATCAAATGCAAACTCTGCAGCATATTCCACAGATGGCATTACTTGGAGCATAGCAACTTTTCCTGCGTCACAAGGTTGGAGTCAAATTACATACGGAAACGGAATGTTTTTTGCAGTTTCTCAAACAACTCTTGCAGGAACTACTACCACTGGTGCATCTTCAACAGATGGTATTACTTGGACCATTAGAACAATGCCTTCAGCTCTTGCTTGGACTGGAGTCGCATATGGCAATGGTACATTCGTTGCAGTTGGACAAGCATCAACAACAAGTGGTACAAGCGTTTCAGCTTCATCAACAGATGGTATAACTTGGACTTCAAGATCTATGCCATCATCTCTCGTATGGAAAACAGTAACGTATGGAGCTGGTGTATTTGTTGCAACTGCATATTCTAGCACTGGTACTACCACGTCATCTTCTGCAACCTCAACTGATGGTATTAATTGGACTTCCAGATCTATGCCTTCGGCACAGCAGTGGAGTATGTTAGCTTATCCACAGTATTCAGATTTTTCAAATGATACTTATCTATATAAGAGTATTTCTTTATCGGCTAATACAACACAGTCAATTTCTTATGAGGTAATGGTTCCGCCAACACATGAAATTCGTGTAAGATCTTCAGTTCCTATGCAAGTAACCATACTTGGTGAAAGATAATTTTTGTAGTATAATTTACTATATAGTATAAGGAGAAAAAATGTCAGTAAGATATGAAATAGAAGAAGTAACTAATGCTGTAAAGGTATTTTATGATGACTCAGATATTCCATCACTTTATCAGCCAAATTTTCCTAATGGTGAAATTTGGATAAATGCAGAAGAAGCAACAGCTTGGGCAGAATTATATATTGCTTCAATTATTGATGAATCTGCTCCATATGCACCAAATGGTAGAGGTGAAGTTGGTGCCCCAAAGCCAACTCCTGAAGAGATGGCAGCGATAAGAGCTGAGATAGAAGCACGTATTAATCCTACCGCTTAAATCAAAGTAAGTAAAAATAACTAGATTTGGTTTGCGTTGTATACCGATTTCTGCTATACTTTTATTATAAAATAAATTGGGGTATTTATGGATCATTATGATATATTAATTGCAACACCAGGTCCTATGCTAGAGGCACAATACGTAAAAAGCTTGGTGGCAACATTAGCAGAATGTGATAAGCGTGGAATTACTTATAAGTGGCTAAATGCATATTCTTCTCTTGTTCATCATGCACGGGAATTAACAGCTAGTGGCGCAGAAGGAATGGAGCTAGATCCATTTCAAACTTCTCCAGGAGGAAAAAATCTTTCATACAATAAGATATTTTGGATTGATTCAGATATATCTTGGACTGTAGATCAATTTTTTAAAATTTATGATTCTGAATATGATGTTATCTCTGGGGCATATTTATTAGCAGATGGTTTTACAACCACGGTTCACGCCTGGGGTGCTCCAGTAGGGGTGCCTGCAACAGAAATTATAGAAATGAAAGATCCAATAAGGGTTCAAAGTCTTGGCTTTGGTTTTGTTGCAATGAAATCAGGAGTATTTGAAAAAATACAAAGACCTTGGTTTAGTCATGAATATGTTAAAGTTGGAGAAAATCCAGATGGGACAGATATTATTGATGCGGTAGGAGAAGACATATCATGGTGTATTAAAGCCTATAGAGCAGGAATAGAATTGTATTTTGATCCAACTGTACTAGTTACACACATGAAAAAACAACCAATTACCTGGGAACATATTAAACAAATGACGATTCAAACAAATAAGTTTAGGCAGAAAATATAATGTGTAAGGAATTTTTATTAAATGGTTTAGTAATGCAATCAGCATTATATGATCTACCTTCAGAAAAAGAGAGATTACGAAGTAATGCAGAACTAGGAAATTTATTTGCCAACATAATTGTTCATAGCAAAATTGAATCTTTTTATGAAGTGGGAGCTTTATATGCAGAATTTTCCATGTTTATAAAAGATACCATCAAAGATGTTTATGCATTTGAAGCATCACCAAGAAATTATAATTTAGCTAAAGATAAAATTAAAGGCATAAATTATTTAAATTTAGCAATATCAGATTATGATGGTGAAATTGATATAAATGTCGGATCAAGTGATGGAGCTAATATTGGAGCAGACTCAGTATTAAACAGAATTGACAATGGTTTAACTGAATATAAAAAAGAAAAAGTTAAATGTATAAGACTAGATTCATTTATTAAGTCTAAAAATCTTGAAAACAAGTCAAATGCTCTATGGATAGACGTAGAAGGATCAACTATGGATGTTTTAGTTGGTGCAGAAAAAACATTAATTAATACAAAAATAATCTTTATTGAAGTAGAAGAAGCAATCTTTTGGGAGAATCAAGTATTAGTATCAGAAATAAATAAATATTTATGTAATAAAGGATTTATTCCTATTGCAAGAGACTTTGAGTATGAAAATCAGTTTAATATTGTGTATGTAAAAGAAAACATTTTGTACAGTTCTGCAGTAGATATATCATTACAAATGTTTTACGCGGGTGTTTCAACAAAGGGATCAACATATGTCCAAACAGTCTAAATCAGTTTTTATAGCAACTCCTATGTATGGTGGAATGTGCCACGGTACATATGCTAAAAGCCTTTTCAATACTATGAAGTATTTATTGGATCAAGGATTTGAAGTGCAATTTAGAGATATGTACAATAATTCAATGATTACTGAAGCAAGAGATTTATTTACAAAAATGTTTCTTGATTCTGGTTGCGACTATTTATTTTTTATAGACGCTGACCAATCCTTTAAACCAGAAGATGTTTTGCGTATGATAAATGAAGACAAAGATATTATTGGTGGGGTCGTACCTAAAAAAAATATTAACTGGGATTCTGTTCATTCTGCATCTCTTCATGGCATACCATCTACAATGCTTGGCAAATTTAGTGGAAGCTTTAATCTAGCACTTTTGCCAAGCCAGCAGCAACCAGAAGATTTTACAAAATCATTTGAGGTTTCCCATATAGGAACTGGAATGATGATAATTAAAAGATCTGTATTTGAAAAATTAAAAGATAGCACAAGAACTTATATTTATGCTGGATTGCCAATGCTAGGAATAAATTCAGGAGACAGAATGAATGAATACTGGACCACAGATATTTCTGATGAAGGGATTCTAATGGGAGAAGATGTTAATTTTTGCTATATGTGGAGAAAGTTAGGCGGTAAAGTTTATGCTGCTCCATATGCAAAAACTACCCATGTGGGATCTTATGAATTTTCTGGAACACTTAATCCGTAATAGTGCTTTTGTGTATAAAAAGTGCTAACTATAAAGTAAAGATTTACACGTTCTTTTTGAGCGTATTTTTCTTTTTGAAATAGTGATATACTTAAGACTACTTCGGAAACTACGAAGTACTCATCTAAATATTACTTTGAAAGGTATATAAATGTCAGAAAGCGTCTTTTCCTTCCGTTTATCAGAAGATTTTGTTAATAAATATGCAACAGTTCCAGCCCCATTTGGATTTTCGGATGCAGGCTCTAATTCATTGGGAGAGATTACATTTATTCGTACCTATTCCCGTGTAAAAGAAGATGGAACAAAGGAACGCTGGCATGAAGTATGCCGTCGTGTAATTGAGGGTATGTACTCAGTACAGAAGAACCATGCTAAGGATAACAGACTTCCATGGAATGATAACAAAGCCCAAAAGTCAGCACAAGAAGCCTTTCAGAGAATGTTTGAATTGAAGTGGACTCCGCCAGGACGTGGGCTATGGGCATTTGGTACTCCTATGACTATGGAGAAGCGCAACTCAGCATCCCTTCAAAACTGTGCAATGGTTTCAACTCGTGACATTGATCGCAATGACCCAGGAGCTCTTTTTGCCTGGGTAATGGATGCATTAATGTTAGGTATTGGTGTAGGCTTTGATACTCTTGGACAAGATAAGCAGATGCCTATTTATACTCCTACAGAGCCAGCCTCTATTTATGATATCCCTGATACTCGTGAAGGATGGGTAGAATCAGTTCGTCTTTTGATTAACTCTTTCCTACGTCAGAACCAGCCTATTCAGGAATTTAACTATGACCTTATTCGTCCTCTAGGTGCCCCTATTAAGGGCTTTGGGGGCGTTGCAAGCGGTCCAGCACCACTTATTGATCTCCATACACGTATCCGCAATGTAATCGGTTCTAGAGCGGGAGAAACACTTGATAGCCGTGCAATTGTAGATATTATTAATCTTATTGGTACCTGCGTTGTTTCAGGAAATGTTCGTCGTTCTGCTACTCTTGCTTTGGGTACTCCAGAGGATGAAGGTTTTATTAACCTTAAGAATCCAGAGGTATTCCCAGAGCGTAACTCATATGATCCAGAAAAACCAGGATGGGCATGGATGAGTAATAACTCAATCGCTGCTGAGGTCGGAACTAAATATGAAGATTATGTAGATTTGATTGCAGACAATGGAGAACCAGGTTTTATCTGGCTTGATGTTGCACGTAATTATGGTCGTCTTGCAGATGCACCAGACTATAAAGATTCACGCATTATGGGATTCAATCCATGTGCAGAGCAACCACTAGAGTCTTATGAACTTTGTACTCTTGTTGAAGTTCACCTCAATCGTCATGAGTCAAAGGAAGATTTCTTAAAGACATTAAAGTTTGCTTACCTTTACGGAAAGACTGTAACTCTTATGCCAACACATTGGCAGCAGACAAACGGTATCATGCAAAGAAATCGTCGTATTGGAACATCTCTTACAGGTATTGCTGCATTTGCGGATGAGCATGGTCTTCCAACAACTCGTGAGTGGATGGACGAAGGATATAATACAATTCGTAAGTATGACCATCAGTATTCAGAGTGGCTCTGTGTTCGTGAGTCAGTTCGTGTAACAACAGTTAAGCCATCAGGATCTGTATCACTTCTTTCTGGTGCTACCCCTGGAGTTCACTGGGGACCTGGTGGAGAGTTCTATCTTCGTGCAATTCGTTTTGGTGAGCAGGATCCAATGCTTCATTTATTTAGAGCAGCGGGATATAAAGTTGAACCAGACCTAGTATCAGCAAATACATCAGTAGTTTATTTCCCAGTTGCATCAGGACATAAGCGTTCTGAGAAGCAGGTAAGCTTATTTGAGAAGATTGGCCTTGCAGCAACTGCTCAGAAGTACTGGTCAGATAATGGTGTTTCTGTGACATTATCATTTGATAAAGAAGAAGAGAAGAAGTTTGTTGCCCCAGCACTTAATATGTACGAGGGACAACTAAAGGCAGTTTCATTCCTTCCAATGGGAAATCAGACTTATCCTCAGCAACCTTATACAGAAATCACAAGAGAAGAATATAACTCATATGTAGGCAAGATTGGTAAGATTGACTGGTCTGCTATTTATGATGGTGTTGAAAATCTTGAGGCAGAAGGCGAAGCTTATTGCTCAACTGATGCTTGTGAGATTAAACTTTATTAACATGTGATGTACATAATTGGGCCCTATCGGACAAAATCTGGTAGGGCTCAGTACATTCTACAATCAAATATGATATACTGATGTATATGAAAGAATTAATTGATCCAAGAACTGGCGAGTCTATTGTCAAAAATGTCCGCAGACAGGTTATTGAAAAGAAATACAACTGGGGATTATACGTTTATAAGAAGTCAAATGGAAAATATTTTACAGATGGTGAAGGAAATGTCCTTAACATTGAGTCAATGAGAAATGACCTTGAAAAAATAGCGGAACTTAAAAGAGCAGCAGTCCATTATGGAGATCCAGGAGATGGTGAGGCTGTATTTGTTCCAGGGCTTACAAGAATTTCAGACGAAGAACACTCTGAGCAAATGGACCGCATGAAGTCTGGTCTTATTCCATCTATGAACGACCTTGGTGCATGGCATGCAGCACAACAAACCCTAAACAAAGCAGGTAAGGATCAATTTGATGAATAACGAATATGGATATGAAACTATTCAGGCAGCACTAAATACTCAGCCTGAACCAGAGAATCAATTTAAAGCTCAAGACCCATTTAACAAGTCTTGGGATGAATTAAAAACCTATAGCGGTATTGCTGATAGTTTTAAGCGTCGTACAACTCGTCAAGTAAATAAGGCAATGACTAACGATGGTTACCTTGCAACAAATGGAAACATTAACCTACTAAGTCCTCAATATCTTTCAGCTGCAAGTGCAGATCCAAAGGGACAAGAAGACACTGGATCAAAGGCAATTAATCCTGGCCTTGTTTATCGTAATGGCTATGGTTTATTTGATGTTATTACTCCACCATATAATATTTATGAGTTGGCTAATTTTTATGATACTTCATTTGCAAACCATGCAGCTATTGATGCTAAGGTTGCAAACGTTGTTGGTTTAGGATACCGTTTTGAAGTTTCAGACGGAACAATGTTGAGTCTTGAAAATAAAGATGATGCAGAAGCAGTTAAGAGAGCACGTTCAAGAATTGAAAGAGGAAAGATAAATCTTCGTAATTGGCTTGAGTCATTAAATGATGATGATTCATTTACAAAGACCATGGAAAAGGTTTATACAGATGTTCAAGCAACTGGAAATGGCTATATTGAAGTTGGTAGAACAACTTCTGGCGAGATAGGATATATTGGTCATATTCCTTCAGCAACAATGAGAGTTCGTCGTATTCGTGATGGCTATGTTCAGATCATTGGACCAAAGGTTGTATATTTTAGAAACTTTGGGGCAACTAATCAAAACCCTCTTACAGGTGATAATCGTCCAAATGAAATTATTCATATCAAGTCATACTCCCCACTAAATACATATTATGGAGTTCCAGATGTAGTTGCAGCACTTCCATCACTTATTGGTGACCAACTTGCTGTTCAATATAACATTGATTATTTTGAAAATAAAGCAGTACCAAGATATGTTGTTACATTAAAGGGTGCAAAGCTTTCTGCAGATGCAGAAGATAAGATGTTTAGATTCCTTCAAACAGGACTTAAGTCACAGTCACATAGAACACTCTACATCCCACTTCCTGGCGATAATGATCATTCCAAGGTTGAGTTTAAGATGGAAGCTGTTGAGAACGGAATCCAAGAAGGATCATTCAAGGAATACCGCAAGCAGAACCGTGATGATATTTTAGTTGCTCATCAGGTACCAATGTCAAAACTTGGTGGGTCCGACTCTGGATCTATAGCAGCAGCACTAGCTCAAGACCGTACATTCAAAGAGCAGTTTGCTCGTCCAGAACAAGAGTATCTTGAGAAGGTAATCAATAAGATTATCAAGGAGCAGACTGATGTTATTGAGTTCAGATTTAATGAACTTACACTTACAGATGAGATTGCTCAAGCTCAGATTCTTGAAAAATATGTCAAGAGCCAGATTATGCTTCCTAACGAAGCACGTGAAATTCTTAATTTGCCACAGACAGAGCATGGAGATGAACCACTGGTTCTTAGTCCAAAACAGATCTCAGACCAGAATGCCAATGGCAATCGGGAACGGGATACAGAAAGAACCAATAACTCTTCTGACAATGCTGCTACAATTAGTGGTAGGAACCCTAAAGGTTCTGGCAGAGCGTCCCAATAATTGAGAAAATACGTATAAACGTTTGGTATAATTGGTATTGATATGAACATAAATAAGGCACATTGGAGTACTGATGGCGACAAAGTTCGTCTATCAATGCCCTTTGCAAAGGTTGATCAGGAGCGCAGAATAGTATCTGGCTTTGCTTCTCTTGATAATCTTGACAAGCAAAATGATATCGTAACTACAGAAGCATCAATGGCAGCTTTCGCAAAGTTCCGTGGGAACATTCGTGAAATGCATCAACCAATTGCAGTTGGCAAGATGATTAACTTTAAAGAAGAAAAATATTTTGATCCAGAGTCTAAGAAGTTCTACAAGGGCGTTTATGTTTCTACATACATTTCTAAGGGTGCTCAGAATGCATGGGAAAAGGTTCTTGATGGAACATACACTGGTTTTTCTATCGGCGGTAGAATGAATAAGTGGGATGACGCTTATGACGAAGAGATGGATAAGCCAATTAGAATTATTAAGGATTATGATCTTGTTGAGTTGAGTCTTGTAGATTCCCCAGCAAATCAGTTTGCAAGCATTATGTCAGTTGAGAAAGTTGATGGCGTTGACACAATTAAAGGCGACGGCGTAGATACTATAATTGAAAATGTTTTCTATGATGCAGAAAATGGAATTGTTCTTACTTCAGAAGAAGAAACACATGTAAGCCCAATTTCTGGCAATGAAATGAAGAACATCGGTTTTGTTGAGAAGAATGATACAGAAAAAACAGACATGATAAAGTTCTTAGTTGATAGTGCTAAAGGCATTAATACATCTAAGATTACAAAGGAGGTAAGTCCTATGACAGAAGAAACAACAGCAGTAGTTGATGCACCAGTTGCAGAAGCAGAAGCAGTAGTTGAATCAGTTGAGGTCGCTCCAGAGGCACAGCCAGCAACAGAAGCAGAAGCTCCAGTTGAAACAGTAGTAGCTGAAGAAGCTCCTGCAGTTGAAGCTGAGAAGTCTGACGAAGTTGCTGATAGTGCTACATCTTCAACAGAAGATGCTGTACAAAGTCCAGAAGCAGAAACTGCTGAAAAATCTGATGAAGTAATTGCAGCTGCAGTTACAGAACTCAAGGACTCTGTTACTAATGCCTTTGGCGATCTAGCAGCAACACTAAAATCACTTAGTGAAGAAGTTGCTAATGTAAAGAAATCTCTTGATGCCACAACAGCTGATGTAAATCAGATCAAGGGAACCTTTAATGAAATTGGAAAGCGAGTAGACGCAGTTGAACTGGATACTGCTTTCCGCAAGTCTGGCGATCTTGGCGAGATCGTACAGGAACCAGTAATGGTTCAAAAATCCCTATGGGGCGGACGTTTCCTCAAATCATCCGACCTATATAACTAACATAAAAATCACTAGGAGGTGAACAATATGTCAGAAGATATCGTAAAGAACTATCCAGGTTCTCCAACAGTGTCACACAATCACATCGGTGATGGTGCTTTCGCTTCAGGAGGTCCTTCAGATGCAGCTATTGTAGTCAATGGTCGCACTGGAACAATGGGTAACATTGATACAGCAGAATTCGGCTCTTTCGGAGCTAACTCTGTATCACCATCAGGAACACCTGGTGGAATCTTGCTACCTGAGCAGGCTCGCCGCTTCATTGATTATGTGTGGGATGCTACTGTTCTCGCTAAAGATGGACGTAGA